AACGCTGGACACAACTTTTTACAAATAATATTTGAAGATATGCCGAAGGTGATACAACGTAAACACGCGGCATGTTGGACGGGGATTAACCTTAATGAACTCGCAGACAATAAAGAACAGGTAATAGAAGAGGTCAAAACAAGAACAGACCGTGATAATCACCTAATAATTAAAAAATTTACATCTGAAGGAGTTAACATTAACACAATTAGGTCCTATATAAGACACCTAATAGCCACAGGAATCAAACCTGATGTTATCATATTAGATTACATCGACTGTGTTGAATCTGTAAGGTCTTTTAGTGAATCATGGAATGGAGAAGGTAATGTAATGAGAGCCTTTGAAACTATGTTAGTCGAATACGATATGGTAGGATGGACAGCTGTACAGGGTAATAGAAGTTCAATATCTTCAGATGTTGTTACGGGAGACCAAATGGGTGGGTCTATAAAAAGAGCTCAAATTGGACATTTCATAATTTCTGTGGCCAAAACTTTACCACAAAAAGAAGCTGGTTTAGCGACTATAGCGGTACTTAAGTCAAGGTTTGGAAAAGATGGAATAATTTACGAAAATTGTACCTTTGATAATGGTACTGTTTTTATTGACACTACCACTTCAGAATCTTTCTTGGGTTATGAAAAGACACAGGAAAAGAAACAGGAGGATAGAGTTAGAGAAAGGATTAAAAGAGCTAGGGAGCTTAAAGAAAACCAATCTCAAACAGAAAATTAATTAATAACATTTAAAAACAAAAATTTAACAAAATGGAGTTATCAAACCAAATTTTGTCTGACATTACTGTCTACATGAAGTACGCTAAGTATCTACCTGAGAAACAAAGAAGAGAGACTTGGGAAGAGTTAGTAACAAGAAACAAAGAAATGCATCAAAGAAGATATCCTCTTTTAGCTGATGAAATTGAAGAAGTGTACAAATTTGTGTACGATAAAAAAGTTTTACCTTCTATGAGGTCGATGCAGTTCGGTGGGAAACCTATCGAAATATCACCAAACAGAGTTTACAACTGTGCTTATCTACCGATTGACCACAAAGACGCTTTCGCTGAAACAATGTTCTTATTATTAGGTGGTACAGGTGTAGGGTACTCAGTACAAAAACATCACGTAGATAAATTACCTGAAATAAGAAAACCAAATCCTGACAAAACTAGAAGATACCTTATTGGTGATTCTATTGAGGGGTGGGCTGACGCTATAAAAGTCTTAATGAAATCTTATTTTGGTGAAAATACATCAACACCTATATTTGATTATTCTGACATTAGACCTAAAGGAGCTATGTTAGTAACATCAGGTGGTAAAGCACCAGGACCAAAACCATTAAGAGAGTGTTTGGTTAAGATTGAGAACGTTTTAAAAGAGAAAAAAGATGGTAGTAAATTAACTACTTTAGAAACTCACGATATCGTATGTTATATAGCTGACGCTGTATTAGCCGGTGGTATTAGAAGAGCAGCACTTATCTCTTTATTCTCAGCTGATGACAATGAAATGATTTCATGTAAATCAGGAAACTGGTGGGAATTAAATCCACAGAGAGGTAGAGCTAACAACTCAGCTGTATTATTAAGAAATAAAATCACTCAATCATATTTCATGGATTTATGGAAAAGAGTTGAGTTATCAGGAGCTGGTGAACCTGGTATTTATTTCTCTTATGATAAAGATTGGGGAACTAACCCTTGTTGTGAAATCGCTTTAAGACCTTACCAATTCTGTAATTTATGTGAAGTTAACGTTTCTAACATTGAATCACAAGAAGATTACAATGAAAGAGTTAAAGCAGCTTCATTCATCGGAACATTACAGGCTGGATACACTGATTTCCATTACCTAAGAGATGTATGGAAAAGAACTACTGAAAAAGACGCACTTATCGGTGTATCTATGACAGGTATTGGTTCAGGTGTTGTATTAAACTACGACATGACACAGGCGGCTGAATTAGTTAAAGAAGAGAACGCTAGAGTGGCTGAGTTAATCGGTATCAACAAAGCGGCACGGACAACAACTGTTAAACCAGCTGGTACAACTTCATTAACTTTAGGTACGTCATCAGGAATCCACGCATGGCACAATGATTATTATATCAGAAGAATTAGAGTAGGTAAAAATGAGTCTATCTACACTTACTTATCTCTCTATCACCCTGAATTGGTTGAGGATGAGGTTTTTAGACCACATGACACAGCTGTTATTTCTGTACCACAAAAAGCACCTAAAGGTTCTATCTTAAGACACGAATCACCATTCGAGTTATTAGAAAGAATCAAAAAAGTGGCTACTGAGTGGGTTAACCCTGGTCACAGAACAGGACAAAACACACACAACGTATCAGCTACAGTATCATTGAGAGATGATGAGTGGGAAAGAGCTGGTAAATGGATGTGGGAAAACAGAGAATCGTATAACGGTCTTTCAGTATTACCATATAACGGAGGTACATACCAACAAGCACCATTCGAAGATTGTGACGAAGAAACTTATAACAATCTTATGAAATCACTAACAAGTGTTGATTTATCTAAAATCGTTGAGATTGAAGATAATACCGACTTAAGTGGTGAGTTAGCGTGTTCAGGTGGTAACTGTGAAGTTGATATTGACCTTACACAAGTAAGTGAAGTGTCTGACGTTAACACTGATGGTACTGACTAATACTAAAAAATCTACATCACAAACCCTCTTCATAAATGAAGGGGGTTTTTTATGCCCTACACATTTATAATTCTAGTATTAAATTTCTAAAACGGATATTTATATTAAAAAGGTATGGCTGAAAAGTTTATAAACATAGAATTCCCCTTCCAAGACGACAGTAAAGGTAAATTTCTGGCTATGAATAATGTTAGTGAAAGAGCTATCAAGTCAGATTTAATACATTTACTACTAACAAATAAAGGAGAAAGATTATATTTACCCGACTACGGTGCTAATTTAAGACAATATTTATTTGAACCTAACGACACCGAAGTACAAGGTAAAATAAAAAATGAAATACAGACGGCTATAAGTAAATACATACCTAACCTAAAGGTTGATGAGATATCACTTAATAGTGGTGAAGCTGGACAAATTAGGAATGAACATCATGTATTAGTTACAATAGATTACACGGTTACTGACGGAGCTTTCCAAACAAGTGATTCGGTACAAATAGAAGTATAATTATGGCAAAAAAGATTAATTATTTCGCGAGAAATTTCGTAGACGTAAGAACGGAATTATTTAATTTCATAAAACAATATTACCCAGACCTATTTTCAGATTTTAATGATGCCTCTATAGGTACTATGTTGGTAGAACTTAACGCGGCTACCGCCGATATGTTATCATACCATACAGACCGTATGTTCCAAGAGACACAAATAGATTACGCTCAGGAAAGAAAATCTGTCATGTCAATGGCTAGGACTTTTGGTTTAAAGGTACCAGGACAAAGACCAAGTGTTACTATGGTAGATTTTTCTGTAACAGTACCACCTTTAGGTGATACATGGGACCAAAGATACGCACCTAAGATGAGATATGGGGCTCAGGCTTTAGGTGGTGGACAAACATTTGAGACTGTTGAAGATGTCGATTTTTCTTCACCTTTTAGTTCTGGTGGTATACCAAATAGACTTATTTTACCTAATATAGACGCTAACGGTACTTTAATTAATTACACTATAGTTAAAAGAGAGTTAGTGGTTAATGGTACTACAAAATTATATAAAAGAGAGTTAAATGGTGCTGACGCTAAACCTTTTTTAGAAATAGTATTACCAGACACAAACGTACTTTCAATTGATAGTATTATAACAAAAGAAGGTACAAACCTAGTATCAACACCAACCCTAGACGAGTTTATAAATTTTGATAACAGATGGTGGGAAATGGATTCTTTGGCTGAAGATAAAGTTTTTATTGAAGATACTACAAGAAATAGTGATAATTCGGGTATTAAAATGGGTAAATGGGTTAATACAACACAGAGGTTTGTTAAAGAATTTACTGATAATGGATTTTGTAAAATAACTTTTGGTAGTGGTAACGCTGACGAAGACCTACTAACACAATTTGGTAAAAACGCCTTTACACAAAGAATAGGTGATTTTATTAACACCACAGCTTTAGGTGAAATACCTAGACCTAATAATACAATGTATGTTAGATATAGAGTCGGTGGTGGTTCAGCTAGTAACATCGGTGCTAACGTAGTTAATTCTGTTGGTTTAAATGTGACTGAAATATCGGGACCTAATAGAAATACTAATGACGCTGTTAGAAGGTCATTAAAAGCTAATAACCCTATACCAGCTTTTGGTGGAGCAGGTACACCATCAACCGAGATGGTTAGACAAATGACAAAGTATAACTTCGCTGCACAAAATAGAGCTGTAACTATAAAAGATTACTTATCTAGAATACAATTAATGCCAGGTAAGTTTGGTGTACCTTTTAGACTTGGTGTGTCCGAAGACCAAAACAAAGTAGAAGTTTTTGTTTTAGGTTTAGACAGTAATGGTAAACTAAGTAACTCATCAACAAACTCATTAAAAGAAAATATGGCATCTTATTTAGCTGATTATAGGATGTTAAACGATTACGTTCTAATAAGTGATGGTAGAATAATCAATTTATCATTAGAGTTAGATTTATTTGTAGATAAATCATATAACGAGGCTGAAATAGTTAATAATGTTATACAAAAAATTTACAGTTACTTTGACGTAAACCAATGGGATATGGGTGATACCATATATTTAGGTAAATTAACTGAAGCTGTTACAAATGTTGGGGGTGTTATTAACGTAACTGACACTAGAATTTATAACGAAGTAGGTGGTAAGTATTCCGTTAATGAAATATCACAACCATACTTACCAAGTAGTGGTAATTCATCTAGTGCAGCTGACTATAGACAAATAGATTTAACTGAAGATTACGCTTTATTTGGTGAACATAAAACAATGTTTGAAATAAAATATCCTAGTCAAGATATAAGAATAAGAGTAAAGTCAGCTAGTGTTAAATAATGGATGATAAAATTAGACAAATAATTGGTAGGTTTAAGAATAAAACTTCAGTCGATGAAGATACTAACTTAAACATATCGTTAAATACTACTACTAGGGTAATAAAAACTAATGCCAACCCTATTAATAGTGTTATAGATGTTGAGGAACAATTCGAACTTGAACGAAATCAGTCTAATTTATATAGAATATTAGGTAGATTAAATATAATAACCGCAAATGAACTTACACAAGGTTCAGCTGATGGGACTTATAGAGGTACTGATGATTTAGATTGGGACCCTTTGTTTACTGAATTTTTTAATGGTACTAGTGTAGTTAAAACACCTAACAATTGGATATTACAAATATGTTACCCGTCATCGAAAGACGAAAATTTCAATTTGTGGGGTAACAGTACAACAACAAAACCTGTTAGTTTAGGTATGGTAGTAAACTCACTAACATCTAATAACCCATCTGGTAATAGAGGTCTATTAGTTGTAGAAACTACCCAAACGCACAAACTATCTGAAGGTGATTATATACATTTAAATGACAGAGACAATACAAATCAATACCAAGGAATACATAAAGTTTTCGAATTAGGTGCTAACGGACAAGATTTAAGTACTAAAATAACTTTAGAAACTTCTTGGAAAGGTGACAGTACTAACGAAATGTTTTTAACTAGGGTTGTCGATAGTTCTGATAATGATGTAAACTATAACAACGATAATACTATAGCGTCGCTAACAAATTCAGATATAACAGGTGGAACAACCAACACTGATTATATATTAGTAACAGTGTCAAACGAACATGGTCTAGGTACTAATGGGTTTATTGAA